GACTCCCCATGGATCGGGCAACACACCTTATCACCGGATGTCTCTAGACCGTAGTACTTGAGAACATCTCTAATCAATTACAACCTCCTTACAGCTGACGAACGAAAATGGTGTTCTCCAAAGTCATGTCCTTGATGTCATAATTGTGAGCAATCCGACTGATTACACCATCAGAACCACCTTCTTCATCCAACCACTCCCATTCTTCGTCACTTGGACTTAGTTGATATGGACTATTGTCGATATGGAAAGATCGAATATGCTCACCCTCAACATGCACATCGAGGAATGCACTACCACTGCTGCTGAATGGTGGATATCCATCTAATCGTTTCTCAGCGTAAACGTATGCCCTGTCACCTTCAGAAAGGTCGAGTGTAATGATCTCGTTTGGGTCACCGTCATATTCAAGAAACGCAATGTACTTGATCTTCTCCAGACCGTTCTTCGCACCCTGACCAATCCGAGTGATACGAGTCAGATCATACTTGACAATGAATCGTGAAGGAGACATCTCATACTGGTCAACGAAATATTCAAGACCACTCTCAGTGGCTACATCAGTCAGCCAATCACCGTTAATCATTTGCATGGTTCCCACTCCTTCATGTAAATTAAATGTTGCACAGCCTTTGCCAGATCGTCAACACACCGAGTGTTGAAGCAAGTACTGATGTACGAATCGCCATCCACACAACGAATCCATCCGCGTGCAAAGTCAACCTGCATACCATACTTCATCATCCGCTCAAGGATGAATGTTTGGTCACTCATAACGGGCCACCAATTCACGCAGTTGTTCACCACGGACGTACCGTTTGTGCATTGACTGTACAACTCGCTCACCCGTGGTGTTGTCAATAGCAAAGTCAATTTCGAATTCTGCTACTCCGTATCTATCCTCGTACACACCGAGTTCGACGTTGTACTCATCCAGCAGCTCTGCAAACTTGTTCATGAACTCTTCATACCGAGTCATTTAGTGTTCCTCCACAACATGTACAGAAAGATCGTTGGTGCGAGCATTGCACTTCTCCTCAAATTGTTTTAGAAAGATTGACATGTGAGCACGTAGCTGATCAGTAGACGCAAAAGTCTTGGCCAGCTTTGTGAGCTTGTTTACCTCTTCTCGGAATTCATGGTCTTTCATAGGCCCAACCTCTTGTTGAAAATTTCAGCTTCTGACCTACATTTGGTGAGTGCTTGCTCTGGGGTATCACCAGACTGAACAATCACCATAACCATAGGTCTACGGATCATGCACTCGTAATTATCTGGATCGGAATCGAACTCTTTCTTGTTGAAGAGTTCTACTAGATACCAACCTTCAGGAAGATCAAACATCACCCTTCTCCTTTTTTAAATATTCCGTGTACTCATTGGCGAACTGCAATGCTTGAGCGCCTTCAATCGGCATGTCATGAATCATGTTTGCGGCCACCAAGAGGTCTTTGATGGCATCGATCAGCAGTCGTTGCCTACGCTCTGATTGTATCAATTCCATACGGAGATCATCAACCTCTGTTGGATACTCAGTTTTCAATCGGGTTTGCATCATCTCACCTCCATCATTTGAACTGCTGCCTGATACACTTCCCAGTCATTCCGTGCCTGATCCGAGATGTACTCACCCTCGAACATCTTCAGATGTGGGGTCTGGCGACCATAACTACCTCTACGAATCTGCCAGTCGTATTTCTTGGTGAACCACTTCTCGAACTCTTCACGGATGCTAGGTTTCATCAGATGCTTGCTCCAGTAATTGCTTTGATAACCGCTACTCGACATTGCCTATCGATCTCATTTGCGAAGAAATCAACAGCGTGTCGCTTCATCTCAGCCTGTTCCTCGATAGGTAGAATATAGGCTGCATGAACCATGGTGTCAACACTCGGAGTCAAAACATTTTCATCCTCTAGGAAGCTACGGAGGTCATCGATTGTGGTACCACTCTGACGGGCTATCTGAGCCTGTCTGGCGAATTCCATGACTGGTCCACACACGACATCCGCTACGGTGCTTTCCGTTGCGAGAGCGGTGCTAGAGGACGCTACAGCTAGGGTTAATGCTATTGCTTTGATCAGTTTCATTTCATCTTACCAGCTTCACGCATTGCTCGAAGACAGCCACCACGAATCATGTCACCATGCTCTTGTGGATCAGTGGCCCTTGGTAGACTGTAGACATACTCGATTGCGTCCACCTTGGTGCTGTCATCCGCCCAAGCGTAAATGAGAGAGTCTTTGGAAACTCCTTCAATCCGTTTCTCCATGATAATCTCGTTGAAATCACCAACATGCATGCAGAAGGTGACAGGGTTCGCGTGTGCTGTGAATGCTGCAACAGACAAAGCTGTGGCCAGTACTAGTTTCTTGATCATGGTGGTTCTCCTGTTTAATTGAGCCCAGTCTAAGGGATATGACCCGGGCTTGTCAACCCTCAGATACGAAAAATCCCGCCGAAGCGGGATCATTTCACTTGTTCAACATTTCCTTCACACGGCTGTCAGTGGCCTCGTATTCAGCCTTGCGTTTTGCATCACGTTCAGCTTCACTCAGGGGCTTGGACATCCGGTCAACCATTGGCTTGTCGCTTGCTACGGGAGCTACGAACACAGTTGGCTTTACCTCACCTTTCGGCATGTAAGACGGCTGGAAATGGTTGTACAGAAAAATTGCCAGAATGGTGGCTACAGCGATCTTCCAACTCTTGCGACGGTAGGCCACGTAGAAGCCAGTACCAGCAATCAGGAAGATAATCAGGTTCATTGCTGCGATCATTTATTACTCCTCAGAGAAATAGGTTTTATAGCTTCGACCGAACATATCAGGTTCGATAGTAAATAAACAACCTTCAATTGTTAGACAACCATTTGCGATGTGGTCAATCCTCACGCGTTCAGGCATCCAATTACCACCTGTGCCACCGTCGCGCTTTATCAAGCCTTCGTACCGCTTGTACAACACTTGTCCGACTTTCAGCATCTCACTCTCCTTGAAAGAAGGCTCCCCGAAGGGAGCCGTTCAATTACTTAGACGCTGGAAGTTGCATCAACATCGAAGTTCCAGAGCCTACCATAGTCTGTGGGTATTTTCCATCCCACTTCTCGGCCTTAATCTGCTCTACTTCCAGTTCCTTCATACGAATGGTCTGAGAAGTTACGGCCTGTGCCTGTGCTTGGATCTTGATAGATTCGGTTTCAGCCTTTTCCTTCTCGATCTGACGTTGCAGCTTGGCTTCTTGCAGTTCACGCTCCAGTTGGACCTTGCTCACAGCCAGCTGAGCTTCTTCCTGCTGAATTGCCTCACGACGCTTAGCACTGTTCTCCTGAGCCTGAGTGATGATTGGCGGCAGGCTGAACTTGGTGATGCCAGCATACTTCACGTTGAATGGAGTGTTCTTCTCCATCGACTTTTGCAGAATCACTTGGATGTCAGTGTTGATCTTGTCATTGTTCGAAGTGATTTCAGCAATGGTGTACTGAGTCAGGTAAGCTCGAACTTCTGCCAGCATAATCTGCTGAGCGTAAGTGTTGTAGATCGACTGAGCAGTAATGTTGGAGAACTGAGTAGTCTCAGCAACCTGTGGGAGCGAGCCGAACAGTGGGTTCACTCGTTTCGGGTCAACCGACAGAGTTGCCTTCAACTGAATACCAATCTTCAGCTTGTCCGATGGAATGAAGATCTCCATCTCTTCGCTGTATGGGCGGTCGGTACCGTCAACCACAACCAGACGGTCACAGTAAGTCACACAGGCTGGAAGTCGAAACTTCGATGCTGGGATCATTTCTTCCTGATAACCATCTTTGGTCAGCAGCTTGGCGAAGTGACCCGGTGGAACTTCAACCTTCTCACCACAGCCAACCATCAGAGCAGCTGCCAGAGCCAGAGCGGATGCTTTTGCTACGATACTGAATTTCATTTATCTCTCCTTTGTTTGTTGATGGCGCCCATCATACAGGAACCATTTTAGTGTGTCAAGCTTTTATTTTGCTTTGAAGTCAGATTTGTAAACCAGCACTTCATCTTGATCGTCAACCATGTAAACCTTGCGACGATCTTCAAATCTTACTTCAATTTCAGGGTAGAAGTCAAGAGTGGTGCCAACTATGACCACGCTGCCTAACCTCACCATCAGGGTCATAGTTGGAGTACAGACCTTCCAATTCGGTTGGCCATTCTTTATATCTTTCCCGTACAGCTTCAAGTAAGGTTTGCATTATTCTATACTGTTCCTTTTGGTTGTCAAGCGGTTTTCTTCATTACGTGTTTGAGAATCTGAAACACCCTAACCCATGCAAACAGAACCCAAGTGACAGGCCAGATTGCGGTGAACAGCAGAGTGAATACAACATTCTCATTCTCTGTCACACATTTTGGTCTGCCGTTCTTACGGAAGGTTCGGATGAACAGAGCGAGGGTGATGATAAACCCTACGATGTAAATTGCAAGCATTTCTTTCTCCTTAGTAATTTCGATTGTGCCAGTTGCAGCATGGACAATCGCCGCAAGCTTCAGGCTCGTCATCGTCTTCTTCATCATGCTCTTGTTGCATACGACGATTACGGGCATCAAGTAGGCGTTGAACCTTTACATCGTCAATGCGACCATCTGTGACTTGGCGGTCTTCTCGAACCAAAAGGTTGTCGTTGCGGACCCAGAGACAGTCCGCACTCATTGCTCCTCCTCGACCGATCCGCACCTGAACCCGGGCCATCTGGTTCTCAGCGTCGATCACGATTGCATCTCGACCATGGTATTCACTACCGTTGGTGATACGAACAAGATCACCTTCAACCAGCTTACGGTAAGCCATTACTTAATCTCCTCAAACTCACCCACAAACAAGATCCATGGGTAGCCTACACTATCAATCACTTCATATGCAATGAGTGGGCTAGTTTCATCACCTTCGCTTGTATAAGCGATCCCACTCACATCATACTCATGGTCTCGGTGAATGTCGCATTCTTGGATCAGTGCTCGAACACGAATCTCTTTGGTTGGACGAGTCCAATACTTGTAAGGCATTTCTTTCTCCTATTGAATAGTTCGTGAAGCATAATACTCTTCGTATCTACCTGTCAACTCCAACCATCGATCTTTTACTTCAGACCAACTATTCATCTTCGCCTTGAAGATTGGAGTGAACTTGTACTCAGTGTCATACTCACTCCAGTATGAGTCGTGGTAGTGACTGATGTCAAGCCTGAAAACCACCTTCCACAACCCAAGTTCTTCAGTGTTGTTGAAATGGTCACTGATGAAATGGTCACCCATGTACTCCGAGATGTCAACATCGTAATAGTGTGTTGTATCAGTGTCAAGCGAAATGATCGTCTGTTCGTAAATATCTGAACGGAACGGGGAACACCACGCTTCGATGATTACTGATTTCATCGCCAAGACTCTCTTACGGTCACTTGTTTCTGACACCTATGACACTGCATCAGTCGGTGAGTGTTGGTGTGCTGTAGCTGAAACCAGTTGTGTTTGCAAACCATTTTGTGAATAAGGCGGATCATCGTTACCTCTCGTTAAAGTAGTTGGCTATACGGTTTAAGACAACAATTGCCCCAAACAGTATTCCAAGAAATGGCCAAGCGAACACACTAACCACCAAGATGCCACCAACATCTCCAGCGTCGAGGTAGTTACTCCTTGAGTAATCCCAGAGGATTCGGAATCCTATCACAAGTCCTACCACCATGTAAAGCGTGATTTGCCACCATTCTAACTCAATCATTCCACACCCTTGTTAACGATGTACTTGACGCCTTCCACGAACCCAATCGCCAACAGGAATACTAAAGTGAATGGCCAGACAATGCTCAGTACTACCAGGAACCCTACGTCACCACCTCCGATTTTATTCTGATACTTCCTAGCTCCATACATCTCTACCATCAGGACCAACAGGAACACCACCACAATACCCACTGGATACACGAGCGCAGCCCACTCCATCTTGAATCTCCTCTTTAATGTATTTCTTGAAAATGTGTTTGTACTTTAGCTCATCCTGAAGACCTTGTCTACAGGCGATTTCATGAAGGTACTCAACGTACCCCTGACACCAATCTGCTGACTTATACAACTCTAACAATCCACTAGAGATCTCAGACAACGCAAAATCGATGTCAGACTGAAGCCCGTCACGATCACTCACACAATCGTATATCGACTCACTGGTTTCCTTGATCACTTCTAGATTCAGTTCAGCATGGAGTAGACCCTTCATCCACTCAGACTGAATTACAGCCTTCTGTTTACGTTTGAACATAACACCTCCTCGAAATGGAGGTGACATCATATGTATGAGAAAACCTCTTGTCAAGTACTATTTCTCATCGTTAACGATGAATATCTTATAGAAAGAAACAATAAATAACACTACCATACTAAAGCTCTCGCTTTTCAACACCAATCTTTCCGCTATCGCTTGAAAAGGCAGTTTACTAAACGGTGCCAGCGTTTGTCAAGACCTTGACGAAAAAGATTTCTGAAAAATGTGTTGACACAAGGTTCCAACCTTGTAGAATGAGCACCAATCAACGACAACAGAGGTGTTAGAAATGAATTACATCGAGATCTGGCATACCCTGCCACCAAAGGGTATTGGTGTGCCATTCATGGCTTGTGAGCCTACTATAACCGGAATTGACGTATCCGAGTATCGATGGAATGGTGACACACTGCAATACTCAGTTGAGTACGAACCGGGGTGTGTGCGGTGGTGCGAGGATAACACAGGGCAACTCTTCTATGAAGGGACTGTCTTCCTTGTTCAGATAGGAGTGTGAATGGCTAGATTAATCACGACAGGCGTACCAAAAGGTAAAATGGTACCGACTGTGACAGGGAACGCCTTCAACAGCAACATCCCACCACCGAGTAAGGTGCCGTTGCTGCCGAAGAAAATGAACATGCCTTTCTGGCAACGTGTAAAGGAGTGGTGGACAGAATGAGTATTGTGGTAGAATGTCCAAAGGGTGTATTCACTCGCCTTATGAAAGGTCGTCGGGCACTGGAACTATACGAACTAGCTAAGGGTCCAAACGGTAAGAAAGGGACGAAGCAGAAACCTAGCTTTGCTGACCAGTTCGTACACCATATGACAGAACTTGAACGTAAATATCAAAAGGAGATCGGAAATGTGGCGACCAATCGCTGAGCTTCCACAGGTTTACAAAGACACTCGACGGATGTTCGTTGTGAGAGGTCGTGCTCCATATGGAAGAGAAAAAACCTATATTACAGACCCATATTGCGTCTGGCTAAGCAAGGTCAATGAGTATGTTCGTTGGCCACACAAGAACATCCAACCAACTGAATTTATGGAGCTACCGGAATGAAACCTACGCACATCACCAAACCAGAGTTTCCATACCCTGTCGAGTATTACCTGATCGATGGTGTGTTCTACGTCAAGGACTACCACGACGAGCTTCAGGCAGGGATGATAAACCAGTTGGAAGATCCTTATGAACTCGTGGAAGAGATTCAATGAAACCAGTTGCCTACATGAAAGGTGAAGTACTCGAAACCCTGCACCCACAGGACTGCTTCTACGCCTTTGCTAGCCCAGCAAAAGGTGCAACAATAGGTCTGTACACAGAAGACCAAGTTCGTGAGCTATGGTCAAAGCTGCACGTTGAGACTGGGTTGCTTCAGGTTGTAGACGCGACAACATCTGGCACCATGTCATCAGTGACCAACATCGAACCCTTGATGCTGATTTCCTAGAAAATATTGTTGACAAGGCTATTGAGCTAGGTCTATAATCTCGCTCATCAAAACGAACACAACTGGAGAAACACAATGAGCGTTATCGTACCAACCGCTGAACAGAAGGGTGTTATTGAGCTTTCCAAGATCCATAACGAGATCAAGATTGCTGCGTATGCCGGTGCAGCAAAGACTAGCACCCTCACGATGGTTGCAGAAGAACACATCGTTCCGAGTCTGTTTCTGACTTTCAACAAGGCTCTGGCTGTTGATGCGCAAGCTCGTTTCCCATCGTGGGTCGAATGTCGCACTACTCACAGCTTGGCGTATCAAGCGTTTGGTGCACCTCTCCAGAACAAGCTGTCGCGACCAAAGGGTGCGTACAAGAACGTTGCTGGAACTGGTACCGAGATTGCCAAGTACTTCAAGCTTGGTGACTTCTTGTATCTCCTTCAGGGTGAGCGTGAGGAACGTAAGATCAAGAAAGGTGGTGTAGGAGTAGCCATTAAAGAGACTGTGGCGCGCTATGAACAGTCTGGTGACAAGGATATGGAGTTTAAGCATGTATCGACTACTGTTTGCGATACAGCACTCCTACATGATGAGAAAGCAATGCGTTCGTTTAAATACCACATTCTGACCTATGCTCAGAAGCTGTGGGCACTTCGCATCAATCCTAAGATTGATGTACTGTGCACTCACGACACATACCTGAAGCTCTACCAGTTGTCGAAGCCTGACCTTAGCAAGTATGAGATTCTGTACCTTGATGAGGTGCAAGACACAGCTGGTGTTGTTCTTGACATTTTCCTGAACCAGATCGGTCGTTGTAAACTGATTGCTGTCGGTGATGAATACCAGAACATTTATAGCTGGCGTGGTGCTCAGAACGCAATGCTTAAACTGGACTGGCCTGAAGCCCGTCTCACTAAGAGCTTCCGCTTTGGTCAATCCGTTGGCGACATCGCGGACTGTGTACTTGCCCGAAATGGTGAAAAGATCACCGATGTGAAAGGTTGGGAGAAGTTGTCCACCTTCGTGTACGCACCGACTGACATTCCACAGGAAATCATGGACGGTCAGTATGCAATGCTGTTCCGTACCAACGGTGCACTGATCTTTGAAGCTGTCCGCCTGATGGAGATGGGTAAGACTGTCAACTTGGAAATCGACGTATCCGATTTCACGAAGATGCTTGACTCTGCTATCGAACTGTACAAGGGTAACCAGTGGAAGGTGAAGCACGAAAACTTCCTTCAGTTCGAAGACTGGCAGGAATTCGGTATCGAAGCTGAGGTTGTGAAAGGTGAGATGCTTCGAATCTTCAAGATGGTCGAGAACGGCAGCGTATACCAAATCCTCGGACTTCTGTCGAAGCATGAGAACGTCGAAAACCCAGATGTGGTACTCACCACTGCCCACAAGGGTAAAGGTCGTGAATGGGATGTTGTGGTGCTTGCTGAGGACTTCCCAAGCCCATGGGATAACGAAGGTAAGTGGGTTGGTCTGACTGACGCTGAACGCAACCTGCTGTACGTCGCTCTGACCCGGGCGAAGAAGGTGTTGTGCTACAACGTGACTGTCATGGAGATGATCGAACGCTGCATGAATAAGAACAAGTATGACTACGACGATCTTCTGTCTGAAGAACAGCTTGAGGCTCAACGCAACATCGAAGAGATCCTTCGTCGGGAAGCTCAGGAATTGAACACCATCGTCATCGGTATGGGAAAGTAGTACCTCAACTTGAGATTGGAAGCGTGTCGATTGTTGATTGGAGGGACTACGGTCCCTCATTCGATACTCAGGTTGAGATAATGTTTGACGACGATAGTAATTGTATGTATGATGAGGACACAAAGTCGTACTGGGGCACTACAACCTTCCAAGGTGAAAAGACCCGTACAGAATGGCATGACGACGGTCGAACAACCTATCATTGGGGTGGGCCATGTTTGCCAACTACTTACGATTCCAATGGGGAAGAGTGTTAATGAAGATCTTAGTTATCACCGGCGATACACCGTGGATCAACTCAGGAAAGAGTCAGTTTAATGACCTACTGATTACAGCAATGTCAGAGCAAGGTCATGAGGTGGAGATCATGACGCTGGGCGAATATGCAAAAACGTACCCAGAGCAAAACAATACAGTATTTATTGGTGAAATGGCTGAGCTTGGTGACAAGTTAAAGCATTTTGATTATGTACTTGAACACAGTTACAAGGTTCCACATTACAGGGAGTTCCCGATTACAACTAACTTCAAGGAACGCAAACCTAAACCCTATTACAGAAAAGGGGAACGTTGGTGAGATATGAAATTGCAGAGTTGACAAAGTGGGGTTGGTTCATTCATACTTTCGACACGTTCATGGACCTGCACAGGTTCTGCGAAAGTCGGAAAGGTAAAGTCCAATCCACTGTTGAACCATTCAAAACTGAACCATTTTAGGAGAACTAAATGAAACTGATTGATGAACGCACAGCCACTATCAACTACACTCGCGATACTATGAAACAAGGCAAGGTGTATCAGCAAATTGATGATAAAAACGTGGTAATTTATGTTGTTGATGAAGGCAAAGTCGTTGACTTGTGTACCAATGAACTGCTCAGCCTTGCCTATGACTTCGACATAGAAGACCGATTCGTAGAACTGGAAGCCACTCTCACTATCAAAAGAGTAACCGTATGACTATAGTAATCAAAGACAATCGTGAAGAAACCCGGAAAGACGCTTATCCGCAGGAACTGGTTTACGGTCAAGCATATTTCTGTAACAAGCATCAGCAGGCCGTGTTTGTAGATATGGAGGAGAAAAACATCATCTACTTCGATGATGGTGTGGTCCAAGAAATTGAAAAACTTCAATATGATAGGACTTTCACCCCGATCCGTATCACTTTGACTATTGACCATGCGTGAATTTCCGTGTGAGTATACAGTCCAGCTTGGGTGTGTTAGCATCGTCGTCAACGTAACCAGCGATGTTAACCACCCGGGGTCTGGCGATCCTTTCGAAGTGTCCGACTGGGATTACTACGGCTGGCGTGATACTGAGTGGGAGATCGTATCAGGTGCTTGGACGATGTGGGATGGTAGTCGTGAAGCTATGACCAGTCAGGAATGTGAGTCTGTGGTAAACTCATACTATGAGAAATTTCAAGGACTGGTTCAATACATGATTGACAAAGAGAGTGAGATGTGAAATTATTCATGTTCTGGGCAACTGTCACCCTCGCTGTAGGAGGTTGGAATGTTTCCAAGCATAACGGACATGACCCAGCAGTGGTTGTCGAAACCCAATACAAGAAGTGGCTGATGGACCAACGTCAACTTCCACCGACACCAGTTGTTGACAGGGAATGGCCTGACACATTTGAACATCACGTTAAACGTACAACAGACTAGGAGAAACAAAATGGCTATCAACATCTTTGGAACACCACCAAAACCAAGCATTCACTTCAAAGATCTGAAGTGGGGGCATACTTACCGGAATATTGCATCTAGAGAGATTGTCCTCTTATCAACCGGGTGCGAGTTCCCAATCGTTCTAAGTCATGAACTGTTTGCAGCATTTACACAGGAATACTTTGGAGATCCATATTTTGAAGAAGTTGACCTGAATGTGGAGGTGTTGGCATGAGTGTTAAATTTGAAGTACCACCAAAACCAGCAAGTAATATCCTCAGCTATGAAGCCTTACGGCAGGCACGAGCCTACCAGAACATTCACTCGGGTCAAGTAGTCATCGCTACGGACGACCTTTACGTTCTTGAAATCTCAACAGGTGAACTACTTGAGGAAGGTCACTTCGATGTGAACGCTTGGATTGACATCTCTCTCGAAATCAAGGTGGTGTGAAATGGATCATATCACCCGTCAATATAATCCTACTCAACATTTTGATGAAATGTTTGAACTACTAAAGTCGATTGCCGTATTTGGTAATGACGAATATTCAAAACAAGCGATGCAGCTTGTACAACGAATTAACATGGAGAAACAAAAATGAACTGCCCCGGCTGCAACAAACCAATGGTTGATGGTCAAGAGTTCAATGGTCTGCTAAAATGTCACTGGGATTGCTCCGATCTCACCCGTGACAAGATGGGTCACCAGAATGCTGACGATCTGGTTCAGTTCCGAATCAACAATCGTTTGGCCATGGATGGTATCTTCCCGGGTCTTCACCATCTGTTTGAACGTCTTGGAGGTAAGATGTGAGTAGTCCAGAATACCGATATAGCATCAATGGTGAAGACTACAACTTCGATGACATTGGTGAGGCTGTTAGTGACTTGCTAGCAGGCGATGAGGAAGGTGTGTTCCAAGTGGGAGACACTGTGACTATTCACAGAGGTACTGTAGTTCCACGTAAAGCGTCCTGCTATTTTAGTGACGCAGCAGGTGAACTGTTGGAGTTTGCTCAGTGTCGGGCTGAAGATATTGCTGGTGAGTGGGCTGAACACTTCACGTATTGCACACCAGATGCCCGTGAGTCATTACAAAAGCTTATTGAAGAATGGGCTGATAACAACCTCACTTGTGATTTCTATGGTGTTAATGACTTGACAGAAATCAAATATGTAATTTCCGAAGACTATTTCTAAGACATGAAAAGCCCCGGTGCAATTAAGCCCGGGGCGTAGTCATTTCTGTTGGGACTTCAAGAAGTCCCTGATGTCTTGTCGAAGTCCAGCAGTCTCACGAATCCAAGACTCTTGAACGTTCTTCAGTTCTTCCTTACTAACCTTTCCTTCCTGAAGCCTTCCGATAGCCCGTCGGTTAGTGGCTACCTCTTTCTCAACAGAAGCAAAGCGAGCCTCTGTAGATGCCTTGTCACCATTGTACATCGTTGCAGCAAGACTGATGAGAGCGATAGCCGCCCAACCGCCAAACTTCTCTATAAGCTGTTGGAGCTTACCTTCACTCTTTGCCTCGCTCATTGTTTGTATTTCCTTTTATGGTGTAGTTTTCAATCAACCCACGCACGAGTTCCTTATGTGCACGCAAGCATCCAGTGTTATTAGCCCAGCTAGCCCCCAGAGACCTCACTGTAAGCCCCGGAGGAGTCTCATCACACTCGATCAGCAACAGGTTTAAGGGTATGTACTGCTTCTCGTAGATCGTCTCTCTAATCGGCTCATTGGGCCTTGTTGAGCAACCTAACAAGATCGTCAGGAAGACGATCATCGAGATCAGCAACAGGTGGACTGGTTTGATCATTCGCAGCATGGTTAGCACCTCGCTGTTTGGTTGGTGGGAGATTCAAAATCTGAGACTCCAACACCTTCCCATTGCAAACTTCCCTAGTCACATCTTTTGTGATGGTCACAACCTTCTCAGGCTGATTTCGAAGTTCATCTCGAAGTTTCTGGTTCTCATCATTGATCCTGTTTACTTTTCCAGTGAGAATTACAACCTGCTCATTCTGAACTGAAAGTTGTTTAGTTACATCATTGAGTGTCAGTGTCTTTGTAACGAGCAGAGTACTGAGAACCAGCACAACCGCCCACAACATCCTCGAAGACACCTTACTTAGCAGTCCTATCAGGAACTTCACAAGTGTGCCCTCCTACCTTATCGAGATCTTCAATCTCTTGGTTCAATAGTTTACCAACTCCGTACATTACCGCGAACAATACACCCCACGACATCAACATAGCAGCAGTGAACGAATCGTTCAGGACACCCAGAAGAGTTAGTCCAGCCATTGAGATAGCCATGAGAAGGTTAGCAATGAATGAATAGAGGTGGTAGTGCTTGCGAATGTTGTTGTAAAGCTTATTTAGCATTCATCCACCTTTCCATTGTTGGTTTGTAATCTGCTGGTTCATCACCCATGCAGTATTTGTATTGCTCAGTTGCTCGAATCTCCAATCCCGGGAGAACAACCTTCTTCCCATTTACGGTACCATACACCCAACGAGTTAGCTGCTCACAGGCTGCGTCGTAACGCTTTCCGTTGAGGTTGGCTAGCAGAGTCGAACTGGCGAGGTTACCCACACCCTTGTTGAAGGTGAAGTCTGTGAAAGCACCTTTCATCCATTCACTACGATATGGTACCTTTACCATCTGATCCATCAGGCGAATATGCTTCGTCCAGTCCTTCACAAAGATATCGATACACTCAGCTTCGGTGTACACCTTCTTGGGCGTCTCACCCTTCTGTACGAGGTGTCCGATGCATGTGGTAGCCTTACCCACAGGGTCCATGTGAAGATTGAGCATGAAGCCTTCTGAGGGCACTGTGTGCTGTGTTGCAATGTAGGCGCTAGGCCCACTAACACCAGCAGCAAGTAGTGCAACAAAGATTCTCTGCTTCACAGCGTCAGTGAGCTTGAGTTTCATATTAACCTCCGTTGTATGCTTTCTTTCCTCCAATGCGAACACCTACCCACATTAACCATGCCCGCCACCTAGCAACACCTTCATCTCTCAGAGCTTCATAGAACACCCTGTCAGCGTCCCTACGACTCATCTGTGCTGTTGTGTATAGGTAGTCATGCACTGTGCTGGAGTAGTTCCCGTAGCCCGCGAAGAGAGCATAGAGAGGAAACAGAAAGACGTTGTGGAAAACCTCAATACTTGCGTAGTTTGTAATGAAGCTTTTGGGGACAATAATGTCCCCATAGACCAAGTCATCAGTCAGCTTCCAGCAGGTACGGGCAATCTGTTCTGTCCGCAACGTGCTTTTGAATTTACGCATCTGCTGGCTTTTCTGGCCAAGTGATAACCTTATGATATCCAACTTGCTGAGGTACACGACTCAGATAGACCCGGTAACGTTTCCATTCAAGAAGTAATGCCGATTCCTCTGGTGTAGCCATTTCCAGATCAACAGCGTCTTGCAAAGGAACGATTACTTTATCAGCTTCCAGTCTTCGTTTCACAAGTTCAGCTTCTACAGCAGCCAGTAGTTCAGCATCCTCTTTCTCAGCTTTCATTTCAGATGTGATCATTTTAGACCAATCAATATAAATGTTACTCATTAATCACCTCCATGACTTCTACATCTGAGTTTTCTAGTTGAACGGGGATGTCGTAGGCAGGTAGGGTAATTTCACCATCTGCTAATACAGTGATTGGTGATGGGAACCGAGTCTCTACAGGAGCATTGGGTCCGTGTGGTAGGCGAATTGTCAATACGAGTTCGCTATCCACTCGTGAAACGTCACCTACAAACCAGTCACTTTGGATAGAACCATAAGGGAGCGTTGCTCCCTCTATCAATTGAGTGAAATCAGCAACGTCACCATTTACATAAATCAGGTTACCTACTTTACTCAAGACAAGCTCAGTGTCCATTCGGACTGGTGAGAAATTAATAATCATTTAAACCTCCTAAATTAGAACCACCGACCAATGGCTACTGCGTCAATGTTTGCAGTTGTCGCATCTGCCGCAACAAAGGCACCAATGGACAAGACTGAGCAGTTTGCAGAAACGGCAGAACGACTGTATGCGGTAACCGCTGTAATAGCTTTCTGTGTAGGTAGAGTTGAGGATACAAGGTTTACACTCACTACAGGAGCAAGTACGAAAGCTACAGGATAAGTCCAAGTAGTCATTAGGTTTGAAGCATTACTGTAAGTAACTGGACGACCCACTACAGTACAGATCATTGTACCGTCAGCGAATTTAATGTAATCACCTGCTGTATTACTACCACGTTCAATCACTGCACCAGTTGGTACACCAGCTGTTTGACTTACTGTACCAAGAAGGTCACCTTTACCAATTAACTTATCCCATGAATTCCATGTTCCACCAACGTTATTCCTCCAAAACACGCCAGCACCATTAGGTCCGCGAGCACCGTAAGAAACTACAAGTTGACCACCAACTTGAGTAGAACGGGCTAGAGAAATACCCATCGGGTATGAGCCACCACCACCATTGGAAATCCAATCTGGTGGGTTAGCGTCTGTGGCCGAAATGAAAGAAGCCCTGTCAAGAGAATCAAGCCGTACTCCAGCTGCTGGGTAGTTTGCAGAACCAACACCATATTCACCAATAGCAGCAACCCCAAGGTTTGTTCGTGCACCACTTGTACTGGTTGCACCAGTACCACCTTGAGCAACTGACAAGCCTGTAGTCAAACCTGTAATCGACGTAATATCATTGTTTGCACCAGACTTAGCGGCACCGATGTTTGAACGCAAACCAGCTGTATCAGTTGGTGTACCCAGCAGACCAAGTGTAGTACCATACTGGTTTGTAATGGCTCGCAATTGGTCAGCCGATTCTTTTACATAGCCTTGCATTGGAGCAAGAGCATACACACCACCAGTTGCAGTTGCGGAGGTGTATGCTGGAAGGATCGAGAGGACTGTCGCGGAAGCAATGTTGGTAATCTCATACCACTTACCATCTGGACCTTGGAAGGCATCACCCACTCGTGAGTTTTGTGCAAAGTTTGTACCAGTACCCGTCACAGTTGTAGAGTTCAGTGTGACAGCTACGGTACCTGTTCTATACCATGGCATATTATTACTCCTTATTATCTAAATGGGAAAGGGTAGTGAGATGTGTCGATCATTTGCATTACTGGATATCGGCTAGTTGGAATATCAACCCAAGCAGGTCCTTCAGTTGTAAAACCGTTCAAAGAGGTTGCTGACATAACCGCCATGAATCTAGGTGACGTTCCTCCCGTGCAACCATCCATAGCGGAAACACTACTACCTCTGTTTACATGACCAAAGGCGCGTGAGAAAGTCAATCTAACAGCAACTTCATCAGCACCATTCTTATCTTGGACTGGGCTGTATGAGTGGTCCCAGTTTCTTCCCTGCTCGCGACTCTGGCTTACATAGTAACTGATTTTTTCATTTGTGCTCCCACTTCCATATACACTCGCGTAATAGACGTTACCGTTCCAACTAGTACCACCAGTTGGTGCTGGTGCTGTGATGGTATTGATAATATTCAGTCCGGGCATGTCTGTTGTAAATGTCAGCGTACCACTTGCGTTGAATATCTGCATGCCTGTTCGACCACCAAGATCTTGCATGAGATCGAATATGTATACCTTTGGGTTATTCCTAACAGACGCAAAGTAGAATGTTGTAGTTGTTCCTGACTTTGAAGACCCAACACTAACATTGTCACCAGCAAGGAAGCAAATTGGAGCAGTGGCACCATCGACACTAATTGTCCAAATAGGAGAGTGGCCAATGGTCTCTCTCGCCCAACTGTTAGGATCGTTAGGGTCCAGACCCTCAGAACGATAGTGCCACCAGTACCACCATTCGGTTTGTGTTAAATACCCCGATTTAATCAAACCATATTGAATTAAATCGGCATCAAACAGAAGTGAACCATCTTCTTTAAAAGCTTGAAATCCTGTAGGCATTGTCAATAGTATCCATAGTGAATTACTGCGTTCTGCGAGTATTGTCCAAACCAAGTTGAGTGTAAGTATTGCCAAGATAAGGTATTACCACTTACCGTTACACCGGGTAATTTACCTTGCCAAGAGTTACTCGACCCAACCGGGACTGTGAAATAAAATCGTTGCTTACCAGCAGGTAATGCTGGCATCGTAGTGCTACCATTAGCAGCACCCGTTGTTACAGATCCTTGATGTTGGCTATATGATCGGGTCATGTCAATTAAAAGACGACCATCCTCATCCCATACTTGGATACCTGTTGGCATCACACCCTCCTTAAATAAATGGGAGACTCATGGTCTCCCTAAACATTACCACGAACCCATGCGCACCCGAAGAACGCCAGCCACATACACCCTAGTACCAGTTTGGTCCATAACAGTGTATGTATTTGCTTCAGTTGCTTTTCGAACTGTAATTGTACCGCTGTTGAAGTTCTGCTCCATAACAGGGCCACCCCAGTTCGTCTGTGCGGTAGACGTTAATGTCGAACCGATGATTGCATTGGTGATGGTGGCCTTGTTGATCAGAGCATCGTTAATGAACACCTGACCACCAGTAACCACAAATGGAGCACTCTTTGTTCCGTTCAAACCAGACACAACAGCAAACCTATCAGCACGAACAAGGAACTGGGACTGAAGACCAGCTGGACCGTTTTCAATACCGAGACCAATACCAGCAGCAACATAGTCACCGTTAGACTGAGCCTCAATTTTCAACGTCCAAGCACTGTTCACTTTTCCGTCAGTCGTTGCAAGTGCAGACTTCGTTTCTTGTATTGCGGCAGTGTTGTCACCAGCAGTAGCCTGAACAGTTTCAACTTGCCTACTAATGGCAGCATCTGCTGTCGCTCGAACCAGCGCCTCGTTCTTAATAGCCGCTGAAAGCTCAGAGTTAGCTGTGTTGAAATCAGCACGAAGAATTTCAACCCGTTGCGTCATAGCTTCGTTTTCATTGGTCCGAGTTTTTACTTCGAGACCATAGTTAGCTGAAGTCTTCCAGTTTCCAAGAGCATCCTGCAACGCACCTTCGTCATTGTCATCACGACCAGCAACGTAGATGGATGAGATGTTGGTTGTGATCCTTGCAACACTTTCTTCAAGGCTAACTTGAGCTTCCTCGACCTGTTGGATGTTGGCTGTGTTTTCACCAATAGCCGCCTCAGTCGTATCGATCCTGACACCAAGTGCAATGTCAGCGTTTGCCCGAGTTGTTGCTTCACTACCAACCGAAGCTTCTCGATCTGAGATTTCTTTGTCAATGGCATCGTTCGTACCATCGATACGAGAGTTAACCAGTTGCAAAGACGAAGCAGTTGTTGAATCTAGGTTTGTAACCGAAGTCTCAAGTGTGCTAATCTTAGACGAGTTGTTGTTAACCGAGGTTTGCAGTGTGCTGATTCGTTCAGCTGTAGCTGAGTTGTTATTCGCAACAACCGTTTCAAGTGTGGCGATGCTTGCCTTGTTATTACCAACTTCAGCACTCAACGTAGTGATACGCTGAGCAAGTGCTTCGTCCTCTTTGGCTCGAACTTTAACTTCGACACCATACTTAGCTGCTGCTCCCCAACCGTTCAAAGCATCTTGCAAGTCACCTTCACCATTATCATCACGCCACATGGCTTGAAGACCTGTGATCTGGTTAGCAGTAGCGGTAACCTTACCGTCAACCTCTTCAATCTTCTGAGTGTTGACGTTTACCTGATTCACTACAGCATTTGCACTTTCAAGGATTGTACCAACGTCCTTCCAGTAATTAATGTTCGGCGGTGTGGTGTTGATCGGTACATCTTGTTGGGCTTGATACAGCTTGCTACCAACACGAACGATATCACCTGTCGAGTATGTCTTTGTCGGATCATACACAAGAGCATCTGTGATGTTGGCGATCTGATCCTCAAGATCACTTACAGCATTGTTGAGGTCATTGTTGGTTTGATCAATTCGGTCATTGACCGTTTCAAGCCTTTCGTTTACACTACCGGGACCGTTTCCATCAATCAATTCTATGCGATCATACAACGATTTGTCAAGCATTGTTTCATTGATCATCTCAGCGAGATAATCGTTATATGCTCCATTATCGTTGATCAGAGAACTGCCAGTGATACCAACATCAGTGGAAAGAGGACTCCACACACTGTAATTACCAGTACGGTCTTGTGTGCGTGCCCAGAACCAGAAACGTTGTCCAGCTTTCAAACCGTGCATTTCATGGTAATCAGTTGGGTATGAGAAGTCACCCAGCAAGACGCTGTTCTCAAAGTTGGTTGTTTCGCTATATCGAATCTCAGTCTTCTGCAAGTCTTCACTGCCGGGGCTAAACTTCCAATCCAGACGAATACCAAAGAACATCGGGCTGGTGATCAAGCTTGCCAGTGGTGGTGGAGCACCAGTTTTACCAGCCAGAGAAGTCATTGGACTAACTGTCCAGATAGATGCTACGTTGATAGCGTTCCGTGCACGAACCCTAGCTGTATAATTACCAGCATAGATCCCCTTCACTTCAACTTCCGTTGCACCAGTGAAACCAAGGTTAACCCAGTCCCCGTCACCAACTCGCCACTGAACCTCATACGATGTGGCATTTACGGTTTGTGGCCAGCTGATTGTCATGGTGGTAACTGCCATGGTTTGCTCAACATAGGTCCTAGACGAAATGCTGACACTAGCCGGTGGGGCTTGCAAGCTTGGTGGGACTCGATTGATTGGTCGGGTTTCCAGTCTTGCACCGCTATCGATTGCACCGTACTTACTTTCGTTGTATTCAACCCCACTGATTTCATACAGACCGTTACCGGGAGATGTAACTTTGGTAACTCGGAAAAGCTGAGACTTTAAATCGCTAGTCTCAAGGTACCACACAGCATTAGGCTGAGGAACCTCTGTGTAGCTAACACTCACTGTCACACTGTTACCTGATGCACGAAGAACTGTACGACCTTCAGTCACACCATTCTTTCGAGTGATGTACAGTACGTCTCCAGCCTTTGCATCAGTTTCCCGATCAAGGATGATCTCTCGGTTCGCTGTTTTAACAGAAGCTACTCGACCTGTAAACGCAGCACCACTCAAGAGAGGGTCAGCTACATGGATCAGGTTGCCCGGGAGAACAGCTTGGTTAAGCCCCTGCAAGCCCGTCTGGAACGTTACTTGACGGTCAAACATGTTGGTCAGCAGTACATACTTACCACGCCGCTGAGCCTCACCACGGGACGTACAACCGATAGCACTAATGCTAGTTTGACGGTCGCCACCAAATCTCAGGATTTGAGAGCGTTCCCATGTTGCTTCGATTGCTGTATTGTAATGGTTTTCTGGATCATCATAAGAAATCAATGCAGATGTGAAGATCGATTTGTCATCAGCACTGTGATAGTCGAATCGACCATTCGTTACGTTGGACCGGGAGAATACCGGCAGGTTAGCCAAAGACTCTTCCTTGTCTGGTTTCGCAACGAAGTGCTGACCATCCCAGAAGGTCATAGCATTGAAGATGTTGGAAATGTCACGGAGTACAGTCCACGCATCATTTTGTTCTTGGATGAAAATGTTACAGGTGTGTCTTGGTTCTTTGTCACCACTACCATCACCCTTATCAACCATGACATCGCAGTACTGGGCAGCTTCGTACATTGCCCATTTATCAACCATGTCTGGAGTGATCTTGTGACCAAGTCCAAACCGATCATTGGTTAAGATGTCATACAGAACCCAAGCAGGGTTGTTAGTGTAGGCCCACTTAAACACGCCAGACCAAACACCAGTATACGTTCTGCTCTCAGGGTCATAGTTGTCAGGAACTTGGATGATCCGACCTTTGGTACGAACCGAGACTCGTGGAATATTACCACCACCAAAAGTACGGGCATCGAACTCAACGTACAGCATAGCCGTGTGCGGATACTTTTGACGTTGGTCAGTAACTTCAGCAAAACTGGCAACAGCTATCTTGTCTTGTACACGAGCAGAAGTTGCATCAGGGGTGAGACGACGTACTCGAATGGTCCAACCACCACCATTGGACTTAGGTAGTTCAATACGGTGAGTTCGTTGGTACTGACCGTTGTTCTTACCATTCACTTCAGTGTTGATAGCTGTCTCGAATGCTCCACCGTCAGTAGCAACCTCGATAACATACTTAACAACTACACCGTTAGTATCACCATTCTCTTCTTGCTTTTGAAGTGCTGCCCACGAAAGTGTAACACGAGCAGCATCCAAGTTTTTCTTCGTAATTGCACGAGTCCATGGAGTGCTTGCAGTAACCTCAACACCAACACCATACTCAGAAACAATGGACGGTATGCCCGGGATGTGAGTTTGAGTCAGAGAACCCGGACGCCATTCCCACTTAACACCTGAGAAGTTTGCACTTCCGTCTGGGTTGATAAGAGGGGTACCATCTAGATAGATATCTCTACCTGTCGGGGTCCCTGCTAATTCACCCTCAGCAACAGCCATAAGTACTTTAGCATACGCTGTAGAGATTAGGTTGTTTGGTGTTTCAATAGGTGTGTGTGGTTTAGACTGACCACCTTTACCACCTTGATAATTGAATTCTACCACATTATCCTCCTAGTTACTTTTGATCTTCTGCGACGATTTCGGCAGAAACGATTGCACCGCCGACCTCCCTTTCACCATAGAACAAAGGAACTGGTTGACCTTGTGCGGTTGTGTTAACAGGCCCACCAAATGCGTAAGACGCTTCGTTCTCGGGAGCCTGTCGAGTTTTGATACCGGGTGGTTGTGGTGCAAGCAGCTGTGTAATACCACCTAGGGCAAGGGAAATTGCAACAGAGGTGGCAATAGCCAACGAAGTACTACCAGCGGCCAACCAACCACTTGCGGCTAAACCAGCTGGTGGGAACGCGATAACAAGAGCAATTGCTGCTGCTGCAAAGATCATACCTAAACCACTATTACTTTTGCGACCAAAATATTTAGGGACAATCTTCAATACTTTTGGTTTGCCCATTCTGAGTTCAGCAAGATCATTTACGTTCCGATCATTGGTTACCAAAGCAAAACCTAGTCCCTTTTTGTCAGCACTTTTGAAGGCTTCTTCAAAACCTTTCACTTGCATGAACATGGCTTTCAAAGCTTCAGCAGAATCCTTTACGAAAAACTTATGGTTACCAAATTTCTTCAAATACCCAGAAGGCTTAACTTCAATCCAAGTGTCACACACTTTAGTATCACTCATGTTTTACTCCTTTGTGCCTAAGAATCAATCTCGCTCTCTGGCTCCATTGACCTCCATAAACAATCACGTTACTTTCCTGACCCCATAGGTGATGGAACATCAATGGTGACCCGTGGAGCTTTTCACCTTCGAACTCTGTCACCTCACCAAGGTAAATCCCAGCATGGTTTGGGTGATAGGTTCTTCCGATCTGCATGACAATCATGTCACCGGGCTCAGGTGTTTCCACTCGATAGAAGCCCCAGTCTTCATACCTAGCCTCATACATCGACTCAGCGTCTTTGTCTTCCCACCACAGGTCAGTACGTTCTACTGCTGGGAATTCAATATTGTGATACTTCTTATAGTAAGCTTCACAACTTGCCCAGCAGTCCCAAATATTATGTACAAATGGACGACCGAGTAGTGACTTGTTGACTTCTGGTACCACTTGCCTATAATCACCTTCAGGCCAACTGACAATGTGCCATGGGACTGGATCACTGTCTGGATCAATTTCAAGCTCAAGCTCTCGGTGTCGGGTCATGACTGCAATATCCATGAGGCTTGGTCGGGTTGTTTGATCTGGATGGCTATGAACAATACCTACCACGGTTCCGATCTCTTCAGCTTTTGCGAACTCCTCGGGGCAAATTGCAAACTCTTGTGTTTGATCGGTTGCTACGTTTTCACAAGGAATGTAGATCTCTGTTTTGTTGTCAGACTTATCAATCACGATTACCCCACAAGCTTCCCGAGGGTATCGATTTTCAGCATCCTTCAAGATCTGCTTGATTGTTTTTGCCTTGAGTTTCTTGGGGGCTTTCATATTATCTCCTTAGTTGATAGCCGTACTTGCAATGAATCCACCGAATGGTAGAGGTTCGTCCTCACCAAATCGAAGCCTGCAACTCTTACCAAGCCCAGCACACACATCCTCTACGGGGTTACTGGTTGGGACATCTTTATCCGTAAAATAGTTAGTTCCTGTGTACCCACAGTCAGGACCACGATATCCACCATTCAGTGCCCAGTGGCAAAGAGAGTGAATCTGGCGACGAGGGCATTTCTGACCAGCGAAATCTGCTGGCGACGACAATTCGAATGTCACAGATGTCTGGTTCTCACCACTCTTACGAGTAATGAACCACAGTTGCTTGAACTCCATGCTAGGATCGGGATCATCACCATCTGGAAGGTATTGACGGAATGTGATATGCTCGGTAACCTTAGCACCATACAAGTTCTTCAGCAGACTACATAGGTTGGAAATACTACCGTCGATATTAGCAACTTCCAATGTTGGTTGTGGGGATTGACCAGTACCATCCCACTCAATGCCATCGAACGTATATGGCCAAGCATCATATTGGTTACCCTGCCAGAAGATTGGCTTTGGTGCCAAATCCGTACCATTGGCTACAGCTGCTTCGATCTCAGCTGGTGTGTGTGGAACGTTGTAGTTGTGGAAGCGTAGTACGGTGCCACCAAAACCAGTTGCATCCACTTCGATCAACCGAACTTTACTTCCCGGTTCCAAACTCTGAATTGTTTCAGTGATAGGGACTAATGCCATAAGTCCTCCTTAGATTGTAATGTTAGAGAACGCTCGCTTGAATGTCGCATTGATTACCCACACGCCACCACCCTCATGTTGGGGATCTGGATCAATGCATGTGAATAATGATAAGCTTCCAAGCGGTGGCGTCCAAGCAAAGGATCTAGTACCATTGTGCCTATCAAAGAAGGCCATGATCACCTTTGCTTCAGCATCGTTCTTCGCTGTGATTCTCACCACATATTGCTCTTCTTTAGTGTTGATACCATCAGCGGAAACCTGCTCATACCCATCGCCAAATTGTGCTCGAATAGTTCTATACTTAGCTGGCATGGATACAGCTTTTTCAATTCTCCACGTAAACTTCTCAGTTGTCATGTTTATTCTCCACAAATAGAAAAGGGGAGACTGTTGTCTCCCCAGTTGAAAACATTCTACTATGATGCACTTGCATTTGTCAATAGAATGTGTTATCGCTTGTCGTTGGCTTTCAACGATCCACCCGGACGGGTTTCCTTGTTGATTACCGTATAAACCTGCTGGATGATGTACTGACCCAACTGTTGACCAAACTGATCATAGTTGCTGTCACTAGACGACGACTTAGCGTTACCATCCATGATGTTCACCTCAACGTGGACAACTGGTGCAGAGTTACCACCCATACCTTCAACCTTGACACCCAGATCACCGTTACGGGTTCTCTGCAATGGCATGATTGCTTCAGGACGACCACCTTCGCCAGCTTCACCAACACCCGGGTTAACACCACCAATTGCAAACCTTGTAGGGGTTGTTACAATTGAGTTGGTTAGTACATCGCCTTTGGCGAATCGAGATACTGGGCCACTGTACGCTCCACCCTTCGCATTCCGTGCAAGGTTAGGGAAATACTCAGGACCATAACCAGAAGCTGTACTACCCAAGCTAGATGCACCACCAGACGCAAATCCACCAGTGAAACCACCAAAAATGGCACCGAGGATACCCATTGCTGCTTGTTGTGCTGCGATCTTGGCCATGTCACTGATGATACTAGAAGCAAAGTCCTTAAACTGGAACTTACCAGTAGTGACGAATTCACCAAGTGCTGCACCAGCAGAATTGAACGCTCCACTCAGTGCTGTGTTTACACTGGATGCAAAGTTCATACCCGCATCTTGAGCATTCTCTACAGCTTTGGTAAATCCATTGGTCCAATCAAAGTTTGCATCTTGAATCTTCTGATCGTTCTCAAGGATAGCATCCGTCATCTCATCGTGAGAGTTTTGCAACTCCTTCAACTTCCGAGCATGTTCCTCTGGACCAATCTCATTCGAAGCAAGCTGTTCAGCAAGCCTACGCTGCTGTTTAGCGTAGTCACGATCAGCATCAAACAGACGATCACTTAATGCTCCCTGACGATCACCACGACCGATGTTTGTTACAGCACGGTCTCCCTGTTCTCGCACAGCACGAACTTGCTCTTCCAGTGCCTGAGTATACGCTCGAATGGAATCCTCACGTTTCTTCATGTCACCTTGGAACTTGATGGTCAACTGTTCCTGCTTGGACTGGTTATCTTCCAGAGCCTTAGTGCGAGCCGCTTCAGCTTTAGTCATCTGGTTCTCAAGAGAGATGGACTGCTGTGCAGTAACACCTTTCTTGTTCTGAAGCTTTTCGATTTCAGAAATCTGATTATTGTAAGAACCTTCTAAAGCTTTACCCTGTGCTTGCAAGATTGCCATCTGAGCGTGATACACAGCTTCCTCAGATACAACGTTGGCTTTACCCAGAGCGTCCATCTGCTTGTAGTAACGGTCATACTCTTGAAGCAGTGCTCCAGTTGCAGACTTTACTTCTTGCAGGTTGGTGCTGTCAAGTCCACCTTTCGGCTTGTTCTTGCGAGCCTCAGACTCTTTCGCGTCCTCTAACTCCTGCTTGCGTGCAGCCAGTTCAGCCTTGAGCAACTTCTCCTCATTTGCTGTAACTTGCACACCAGCCTTGGATTGACGTTCACGGAACGCTGCAATCTTACGCTCAGTCTCGTTCAGCTTCTCTTGGGCACCTTGTACCTTATCGATTGCTGAAACGTTGGCTGTGTAGTTAGACGCAAGCTTACCAATGAACTGAGCACTCTTTTCACGTTCCCGGTTAGCAGCACCTTCAGCAGCCGCAGCTTCCTGAGTCTTCTTAATAGAGGCCTCAAGGGCTTCAATATTGCTTTTGTTTGCCTGATACCGACGATCCGACTGAGCTTTCTCTTCATCACCATCGTACCAGTTCTTAATGATTGCGGCTTGATCAGCTTGAAGCTTTGCAAGACGTTCAGCTTCCGGTCGAGTACTACCAACGTTCTTCATAGCTGTCCACGTTGCGTTAATGGCATTTGTAACACCATGCCAAGCACGCTCAATGAAACCAGCTTGCTCAATTATCTCATCAGCTGTATCTTTTGCAGCAGACGCCATTTCACCTTGAATCAACTTAACAGCTTCTTGTTCCTTACCCTGTCTAACCAGAGCGTCAGCCTGTGCTAGAACAGATGAAGTCAGGAACTTATAGGTTTCATCCAGTCGCAGAGCCGCTTCTACTGGATCTTTACCAATGGATGCAAAGTCATCAACCACATCCTTCACAGAGGTACCAGTTGCCCGAGACCACTGAATAACAGCAGCACCAACTTCACCAAACATGTCACCAGCAATACGACCACTCGACTGCATTGCAAGGAGAGCTGCACCAGCTTTACCAGAAGTGTCTGTAACATCATCAAGTTGGTTGGTTAGTCTGTACAAATCATTGACAGTCGCACCAGATGCGTTTTTCATCTGAATGGTTGCACGGTTAAACGCCACGATTTCTTCACTACCTTGATAAGCAGCAAGACCAAAGGCACCCAACACGGTAAGACCAACACTCAATGGTGTGATCATTGCTGCAACAGCACGAGCCATACCAGAGATAGCTGGACCAATACCACCAAACATATCTTTGATCTGACCACCCTGTTGAAGCAATACAGTCAGAGGTGCTTGACCCCCTTGCAACGAAACCACGATGTCAGTAATCTGAGCAGGCATACCACGAAGGGCTGCTTGTTCCTGCTTGAAGGAAATGCCAGCGTTGTTACCTTCTTCAATCCGTTTCCGGTACTCAGCAGTTTGACGTTTAATGGCTGCTGTCGCATCATCATAGTCTTTGACTTGTTGAGCAGTGGTGATCTTACCTGCACGTTTAGCTGCATCGAGACGCTGTTGCTGAAGCTCCAAGTTCTTCAATTCTGTGCGATACGGAAGAACTGCGTTAAGAGCTTGGTCATACTCGGACGAGATCTTACCTTGACCAGTGCTGGCATTCTTCACAGCATCGAGTGCTGCTACCTGCTCTGTAAGGGCCTTGTTGAATTGATCGGCAGAAATGATACCATTCTGTAGACCATCGGACAAAACCCTCACAGCAGCTGCGTAGGAGGTCTGAGCACGGATCACAGGGTCATACACACCCATTACTTGACGAAGCTGTCGCTCCAGCCTTTCTTCAGCAGCAGCATTGCTATTCGCAGCAGCAATCGACTTATCACGAGCAGCGGCAAACTCACTGATGCGAGCATCAAATTGAGTCTGTGTGACCAGACCAAGACGAAGTGCTTCAGTCATCACATCCGTTGCCCGGGCGTATTCTACCTCAGCACGCTCAGCTTTACCAAGTGTTGCCACATAGGTGTCCATCTTGCTTTTAGCCCGCTCTACTTCACGGGCGTTATCCTGTACAGCCAAAGCAGCATCACGCTGTGCAGCGGCCTGTTTAGCAAGATGTTCATACTCAGCACCTGACATCTGATTACCACCCGGACCAGCCATACCAGACAACGCACGAGTGCGGTCCAATACTTCCATGGCTCGGTTGTATTCATTCTGTGCTTTGATTTGACGATCCAGACCGTTGATGGTCTGTTCAATCTGTCGTGCCTGCCGGGCTGTTGCGTTGGTTACAACGTTCTCTTGACGTTCAGTGGCTCGTACCAAACGTTCCTGAGCAGCTAACTCGGCTTGTATTTGTTTCTCATACCGATTTTGATCTCGGTACCGCACCTCACTCAGTCGCTCAACAGCATTACCCTGACGTTGAACCAGAGCAATGTTAGCATCAATGATGTTGTTGAGTCGAGTGTATTCTTGAGGGTTAGTAGACTTCATACCAGTGTTGTCGAGTTGCTTACGAGCATCTGCGAGGTTCTGAAGTTTACGAGTTTGAGTATCAATGGCAGCAGAGAGGTCTGCTACCTTCTTTGGCTCACCCTGTGGAACTACGCTTGGTCGAGAACCACCTTTACTAATCGCATCATTTGCCTTCTGGGCAGCATCTGCCAATCCGTAAAGTTCTTCCTTACCAGCACGTGCTTCTTGGGCGTTAACCTTAATTTGCAGTTCAGCGATTGTCGACATCTTTTTGGTTTTCTCCCATAGTGATGAGTGCTTCGTTCTCCATCACTCTAAGGTCTGGGAACAACGCAGCAATTTCTTTTTTGTTGAACCCTAACATCTTACCTGTAGCTGGGATAACGCTGTAATCTAAACCAGTGGGGCTGCCCATACCACCAGTACGCCATTGAGTAGTCAAAGTCTCAAACAGCGTGAAGGCGTTCCAATTGCAATCCCAGATAAGGACATCTTCATTTGGAACTTCTTCTAGATCGAGACCGAACAAACCAGCTTGGTGTTGAGTGGTCTCTTTCACATAAAGTTCGTGAGCAGCCTTAATCAGTTTCCCTTGCGAGCCTGATCATAAGCACTGTGATACTGCTGGACAATCGCATCAGTTACAGATACAGAGATCGACACGAGCGCTTCAATGTTCTCATCATTGAACTCGTCATCAAAGCCCCAACCGAGAACAATGTCCTTCACCTGCTTGGCTTGCAGTTCAACTTCCCGGGAAGTCAGTTTCTCAAGAGACCATGGATTGTCATTGACGGCATCCTCTCGCATCTCAGCAATCATTGCTTGACCCTCTTCAGCCCATTTATCAATAACCTTTGCCAGCCCATGACGGTCGAAGGTCTTGAAGGTGAAAGTGGTCTTCATTGGGGTGGAACCAACAATCGGAATCTCTACTACGGATTTGAAGGTTGGTTTGACTTGCAGTTTAAAAGACTTAGCCATATCATATATCTCCTATAGAAACAAAAAAGCCCCTGCCATTACGGCAAGGGCGAATTGGCACTTGCGTGCGTTACTTATGCACTTTTTTTATACCTAGTAACTCGTCCTTGTTGAGCCAGAGTAATGGTCCGCACCATCAGCTGGTTACGAGTCAGCGATGGGGTGTTGGAAATCGATGCAATCGAGTTGTACAGTACGATGTCACCGTTAACCAAGTTCAGACGTTGCAGACGTTCTTCTTTCAGTTCGTCAGCAGCTTCAACAACTGGCACGAAAGGCTGATCCGGGTCGTCAGCTACAGTCAGGGTCAGAGTCGATGGAGACTTGGTGGTTGGGATTTGACGGTCTTCGTCTTCTTCGAGGAAGCCGAACTGGTAGAACTGCTGCTCACCACCAGACGAAGCTACTTCGGTGATCTGTGGAATGTTAACCCATTTCTCAACCGACTTTGCCGAACCAGCCGAAGAACCAGTTGGGTAACGCTGGGTGGAAGTGGTATCAACACCAACCAGTTCAAAAGTACCAGAGGCAACAGTACCAACTTTGAAGCCTCGACCCGACAGCTTCAGCCAGCCGGTTTGCAGAACAATGATATCACCCTCTACGAAGGTATGACCAGCAGCGGAAACAACAGCTGGGTTAGCGTTGCTAATTGCGGTTACCACGACCGGGGCGCTGTATTCCTCAGCAAAGTCGAAAGTGGAACCGTTAGGAAGACGGAATGCCATATTTATTAATCCTCTTTTGGTGGTGGAGTTGAGACATACGATTTGTATTCAATAGAACAAGGAGTCACCCACCAAGCAGTAGCATCAACAGCCCTGCGACTTGGCTTTGTGTGTAGTGGCTTTGTAACTTGCGTACTGAATACGATGTTACCGCTGTCATCATATTCATGGAACATCTTGTTGACTCTCAACAGTTTGAAGAACCTGTCAGCCAACTCAGCGTTCAGTGATGTGTCGTGGCCAAGTCCCCAAGGGCTGAATATGTCCACATTGTAAATCCCATGGAACAGTGTGATATCACCATCCAAAGTTTCATCATTCGTTTCAACAGGAAGACAACTCAAACGGACGTAAGGGTCTGTCTCGTTGTGACCGTCGTCAATCCCAGCGTATACGATATGAAACTTTTTATCGGCTGGTGATCCAGCTTCGAAATCGAAGATCACACCATCAAGGATTCGTTTAATCCTATCATGGCTCATTTGGTCTCCTTAGATTGTGAGCTTCACAGCCTCATTTACAATCGAAAGGAACTTAGCCTCTGTGACGGAAACCATACCAGCGGGAGCTTGTCGGCTAAAACCATCATCGGTAACCTTTGCGGTTGGACCGTTGTACAAACCTAATTCAAGGTCAGTACCATAAAGCACGTGGTTCTGGATGTAAGCCATTTGACCGGCTGTGAACCTGTTGGCGACACGTGCCATGTCGTTGAGAGTCTGAGTCCCTTCTGGGTCATATCGGACAAGACTGTTGTCTATCGTTTCGTCGATACTCATCTGCCAGTTACCTTTGAATCTACCGGTATCGACTGGAGACAAAGTTACAACACTCCGACCAACTAATAGTACCACTGTTTGAAGCACTCTGTCAATATCACGATCTACTTTCTCTACCCACTCATTGATAACATCCATGAAATTATCCATTTCGCACCTGCAATTTCCATCCGCAATTGGCACTGTTATCATTGAATGGTGATACTGCGATCACCTTGACAATCTCACTTTGAATTATGATCGTATCACCCGGGCGAGGTTTTGGACACTCTGTCCCGTCCTGCAATACAGGAGACAAGTAAAGCTGGAAGTCACCATAGACGATAACTTCACTTTTGTAGGCTGTGTCTTTGTAATTAACTCTGACACCAGATCCAACAAGTGTTACAGTGGTAGCCCCTTCAACCTTACCAGCTTTTGGGTTATAAACACCCGGGGTAGTCTTGTCCAGTAATACATCAACACCTTTACCTCGACCACCAACACCCAATTGCCTGATGACCATATTTCTCATTCGGTCGTGAAAGCCCATTAGCAACCTCCTGAGCATGCACTCTCAAGAACTCCTTGGGTGGTACCAAATGGTCGGAATGTGTTGTAAGCAATCCATGCTGGGTCACAACGAGAGAAGGTCAATAGCTTATTCTGAGAACAACTATCAGCACCTGCAAACCACGGCATAAGGTTAGGAGGTGGAACCTTACCAACTTCAGCAATCAGGTAATCAAGCAGCTTCAGGTAATTGGTTGATGTCGATTGCGAGATTTGCAACTCACCGATAACCTCTCGACTGGATTCACCGGCAACCATGTAACCAGCTGAGATTGCAGCAAATACAGTTGCTCGGCTAACATCACCTCTGGCAGCAGCTAGAAATTGCTTATACTGTGCCTCAGTAAACATCGGGTAATACGGACCACCGGGGATGTCACCAAGGATAAGTGCAATCAGACTGATCTTTTCATCATCTGTCATTTTGTTCTCCTCAGATACAACAAAGGGCCGGCCTAAGCCGACCCCTTGGGAACACTTCTCGTATTAGGAGAAGGTGATGTCGAAGATTGCAGCTGGGTACAGCAGCACGTTCAGGAAGTTCTTTTGGACCTTCATTTGAATCAGGTTATCTTCATCGTTCAGGCGCTCGAAGTAGTACTCACCTTTCGAAACCTTGTTGATCGCCTTGAAGGTGTTAGCCGGGGCGAAGTAGGTTTTGAACATACCCGGGATACCCAGAGGGATAGCAACACCCTTGTCATCTTCAATCCACTGTACGAAGTTACCGTCAGCGTCGTCGTAACCACCGGTACCAGCGTCGATGAAGGTCAGACCCCACAGAGTTACGGTACGGAAGTTGGCGTCGTAGCCAGCAGCGGTGTCAGGGGTTTTCAGCAGGAGCTTGTTCAGATCCTGTTGGAAGTACTTGACCGCTTCAGTGATGAACGGGTTGGTGTACAGGGTGTCGAAGAAAGTGGTACCGCACAGGATAACGATAGCACGGTAGTTACCACGGGTTGGGGTATTACGCAGAGCCATACGCATCTTACGGATCAGCTGGGAGCAAGCGATACGAGGATCGTTCGAGCCAGTGATGTTGATGTCATGGGTCTGACGGGTTACACCCATCTCTTGGTAGTAGTCGATGGTATCACCATACGAGGTAGCCAGAGTACCGTTTGGAGCATAGGCGGTACCTTTCATCAGCAGCTGCATACGAGCTACTTCTTCGGTCAGGCCGAAGGTTGCTTTGATAGCCGAAAGCTTCTCAAGACGTACATCCATCACGGTTGCCAGCATAGCAGCTTCCATGATCGAGTCAACCGAAGCAACGCCGTCGATGTCGTGTGGCTTGATAGCGTCTTCCAGTTCGAAGTTCGGGATCGACATTTGGATGAAGCCTTTTACTGGCTTAGCAACCATGGTGTCTGCTTTTGCATCCCAGTTTTTATCTTTCAGCAGATGGTTGCTGTACTGGGTGCGTTGGATCTCGATTTTCTTCAGAGAAACATACTTCTCTTCGAACAGACCCAGTTGATCGATGATCGAAATCTGACGAGGCAGTTCAACCAGCATGTCGGTCAGTTCAACGTATTTGCCCTGTTCCAGACGGGAACGATTTTTATCAAGAATCTGAATGCTCATGTATAACTCCTTTGTTTGTTTGAATAAGGGGCCGAAGCCCCTATTGGGTGATGCTTAGATGGTGTGCTTGTAGTCCGAAACATCGTTCAGTACTACCAGACCCTGATCAGCCATCAGCTGCTTCAGTACGTCGTAAGGAGCAGCACCCAGCTTGGTGGCATACTGTTCTTTGATGTAGAACTCTTTGAACTCAGCAGGACCACGTTTAACCACGACTGCGTTGAATCGACCAGCCGCAATCGGGGCAAGTACGAAGTCTTGCTTGTAGCCATAGCCATCACCCAGAATCACAGCGAACTCGTTGGTTGCAACAACGTCGGCAGCATCAGCCAGTACGGTCCAAGGAGCGGCTTTACCCAGACCCTTAGCACGGAAAGCAATCGAACCAAGCAGCACTTTACCGTTAGCAGCAAGCGGGGTAATGTTTGCGTCGTCGTTGTTGTAGTTGTTGATGTAGTGACCAATCAGCAGATCGCTGAGGTTCTTCAGGAAAGTCATGTTTTGGAAAGCCATTCTCGGTATCCTCTAGTTGTGAATAATCTTATCGTGCAACTGCTTTAGCAGCGGCAACACCAGCAGCGAGCAGAGCTTGGTACGAGGTGTCTTCCGAAGCTTCCGCTTCATCCGATTCTTCTTCCGCACCATTCTCACCATGCGGTTTGAAACTTGCAGCACGTGCTTCTTTAGCGGCTCGCAGTTCACCTGCAATAAAGTCAAAAGTGGCTTGGTCCAGAGAACCATACGATGCCAGCTTGGCTTCGACTTGATCAGCAGGCAGAAGCTCTTTCAGAACAGCTTGACGGCTTTCCAGTTGAGCAGCAGCTTCAGCATCCTTGATAGATGCAAGAGCTTGTTTTACTTCATCCAGCTGTGCAGTCAGAACACCAACTTGGGCAACGGCACTGGCCAGTTGAGTATCAGCAGCAGCACGGGCTGCGGTTTCAGATTCCAGCTTGGCAGTTGCCTTAGCCAGAGCATCAGTAAGTTCAGCAGCGTTCATGTCAGCTCCTTCTTGTTTAAAGTTCATTTTCAAAACACTCTTGAGTGGATTCACAGAGTTCCCCTTGTTAGTAGTTGCAAAGTCAACCAAATAATGGCTGAACTCTTCAGGAGTCATTGTCTTATCAGCCAGACCCAAAGCAATGGCCTTATCAGCCATGAAGACGTTAGCCTCAGTACCTTTTACAGCAGAGATATCAATCTTCCGCTTAGCAGCAACGTGAGACGTAAATCCTTCGTACAGTGTGTCAACTTGCTCTTGCAGCTTGTCGATAAACGATTTAGTGAAAGCACCATCTTTGTCGAAAGGAACTTTGTCCTTACCGGCAGTAATGAATGTGCGTTCGTAACCAATCTTCTCAAGGTACTTACTGTCGTTATACAACTGAATCAAAACACCAATCGAACCAACTTGAGAGTCAGACGACATAACGATTTCATCAGCGATACAAGAAATACCATAAGCAGCAGAAGCAGACATACCATCGACATATGCAATGATCTTGATACCATTCTCATCAGCGAGTTTTCGCATATAGTTGGCACTGTCAATCATTCCGTGTGCTTGACCACCACCCGAGTCAACTCGCATTGCTACAGTGGTTGCACCTTTGTCTACAAAGTATTCCATCTGGCTTTTCAACATCTCGTAAGATGTACCACCACACATCGCTTCCCAACCAGAGGTTCGATAAGTGAGTGGACCAGTAATCTCCATAACACCAAGTTTCAGGTTGGCGTCATAACGACTCTTGAAGTCACCTTCCATGTCAGCGAATGTAGCGGCTTCAGGAGTGCCAATTTCAGCACTCCCTTTGATCCGGTCATTCACATAACCCATGATGGTGTTAAACGTGTTAGGTTCAATCAAGTGTGGTACGTTGACCATCGTGCTCTTGATTCGAACGAGGCTATGTGGTTTCATCGTCATTATCCTTTATTGGCGGTTGCAGGGTCTCCGCTAGCTCCAGTACCTTCACCATTGCTTCCGTTCATCCCAGACTCCATACCACCACCTGACTCCGATTTGAAGTTGGTCATGATCTTGCGAAGTTCTTCTGTAGACATGTCTTCGGAAACTTGGTAGTCGATACCAGCACGGGCCAGTACGAAGTTGACAACCTCTGGGACCAATGGGATGAGGCCAGTAGCAGCAGTCTTTTGCAGGTAACTACCTACGTTCTCAAGCGATTCGGCATTCGGTAGTTCGAAGTCAAAGTACGGCATGATATCCGTAGGCCAGCCGTTCTGTTCAAAAAGCGTCTTCACCAGCTTATGGTTAAGCTGATCTTTGATCTCAGTCAGTCGTGCCTTAACCGCCATATCAATGATCGATACTTTGGATTCAGCAAGCGAGTAACTACCACCAGAACCACCACCCAGCGACAGTACGTCTGCAAACAGAGCGACTTGAATCTCACGTACATAACGTGCGATGATCGCGTTCACATCGTAAGCCTTAGAGCCAGAGATGTTCTTGATGTCGAACTCAAACATCTTATTACCTTCGTTGTCCGTCAGCTGTGGTAGAATGAATCCACTCTGTTTGGCTTGATGGGCACGTTCCATCATCTGCTGATACATCCTGAAGCTGGCCTTGCGGTCCTCATCAGCATCCTCAACCAGATATTCTGGGGGTAGGTACAAGATCTTGAATGCGTTGTTGTCTTGAGCCACACCAATCATCTCAGACTCTTGGTATGCTAGTTTAAGCTTCCATGGTTGCCATGCTGCAACCAATGGCGAAGTACCTGATGGGCTACCGTTCTCAGGGTCGTGCCTGAAGTGGAGGCAAGTCTTCATCGGAATGAACTTGGTAGCGATCTCTAGTTCAGCTTTCGCCTTAACTACTTCCCAACCAGCATTCTGAATCGAAACATCACCATCAGTAGAAGGGATGACTACTCGCTGATCAAAACCATCAAGGACTCGACCTTTATCCTTCCACCACCACCGAACGATTGTTCCTTGACTTCGTGGCCAGAGACCACCGATACCAACGTAACCGTCATCAAAGTTACTTCCGTATTTCTTGTTCCTAAATCGAAGTTCCATCTCAAGGATACTGAAACCATATCGGTTAAAGGTTGCAGCATTCTTGATGGCTGTGTTCCAACTGTGATCCATGTCGTTCATACATTCTTCAAGGAACTTAGCGTAAGCTCGTTGCTCAGCCTCTCGATTCTTTGGAATGTCTTTGCGTACACGAACCCGCCAGTTTGCTTCAGCCACCTTACCCTCAACATAATCAAGGGCTGGGCGAACGGTAGAGTCAGTAGACATCTTCTTGAATGTCTTGTAAGCATAAGGCCACCGTAACTCATGTTGGCAGTCATCCCAGACCTGACCACCTAGAGTGACCAGACCAGAGTAGCCTTGTTGACCGTATACCATTGGAGGTACCTTACCGTCACCTTTGGGAAGGGAGATGGTCTTTTCATCATCTTTATCAGCCATCTCTCGCTCCTTAGCTTAGTGGGTTTCGATTCTGGAGATTGACAGAGGCTAAAGCCTGTGCCATATTAGGGATGTGAACACGTTGAGCCAATACAGCAGTTGCGTCACTAATGGCGTCACAAATGTCATCGTGACCAGCTTCACCAGTACGCTTCTTACCGTTGAAGGCTTCAAGCTCTCGGTACATGAAACTGTTGTTACCTTCGATGTTGTTCTCAAGGTCATATGCACAACCTTTCAAGATCTGAACATGACCGTTCATTGCAAGAG